ACTTTTATTCCAGGAACTTTTGGTGCGTCTGGATGGAAAGAAACAGGAGCAACAACCGATTATATTAATGCATTTCAGGGAGCCTTTGATCAATTATCTCTACATAGTGAAGGTACAAATTTAACTAAAGCTAAAGAATTCTATGGTAAAGATACTACTTATGAAGGGCAGCCACATAATTATCAGATGTCTAAGTCTTTAACTTATGCAAATGTTGAAGGCTGGTGGACTTTTGATGAGGGAGGCGATTCTACTACAGTAGTAAATGATAAAACTAGTAACAATATAGATTTAACTTTAAAGTATTTTGATAGTAATGGAAATAACTTAACTTCAAACTTAGGGCAAAGTATATATATTCCTCCTATAGGTAGAGCAGTAGGAGAAGGTTTTACAGTATCTATAACAAAGAATTTAAAAGATGATGGATCTTGGGTAACTACAAATGATCAAACTACCCGACTAGTTCTATCTTTTAATGGAATAGAATCTGCAGCAGATCATTTTGTTGCTTACAATGTAAATCAAACAGGTTTATCTAAAGCAACAAATTTATTAGATGGTTTATGGCATAATGTAGTAATATCTTTTCAAGGAACTACAGATAATTCAGGTACTACATATTTAGCTGATAATGAAATTAGATTTGGACCCGTTACGCAAGGAAGTGTAATACAAAATTACCACATTTCCGTATCTTTTGATGGGCAAACGTTAGAAAATTTAGTCCCCGGCGGATCTGCTGATCAAGTAGATGATGGGACAGGTTCAGCGTTATCAGGAATTACAGGCTGGGACGTTAGTAAAAAATTGGCTTCAGGAAAAATGGAAGCAGGTTTTGTTATTGAGCAAAAAGATCTTAGACATACTAATTCTTCAGGAACTTATGTACCTACTACTTATTTAGCTTCAGGTATGGTAGAAGATAGCGGAGATAGTAAATACGCTTTTCAGGGTGGATTTGATGATTCATCTTTCCATAGTGATAATTGGTGGGTGACTGCAGATGGTACTTTAGATCCTAATGCATATAATAAAGAAAAAGCAAAAACTATATATGGAAATACAGGAGGCTTAGAAACAGAGCAGTTAACTCGTAGGGCTCCTTATGATTTAAGAGATCCCTCTAGTATTGGAGCTACCTCAGGATCAAACCAATATGTTAATCCCAACCCATATGATGCGGCATCTAATGATACTGGGGGACTGGAAGTTTACTATAGATGGGGGGATACTTTTGGAGATTGTTCTGAATCTATTAGAGACGTTAAATCACATGAAAGCTCTCCCGCATCGCTTAAAAGAGATCTGAGTGCAGAAGGATCTATGGAACATGCTACTGTTTTAAATACAGACGCCTCAGAATCTACAGATTTTGCAAAAGATTTAACTTATGATAATAGCGGTACATATAAAATGTATGTTGAAAAAACTACTAGTACTACAGCGGGAGGATTAACAGTAAAAAATGTAAAAATTAGTGGGTGTGGAGCAGATAAATGTCAGCAACAGGGCGTTTTAGCACCGAAATTACCACACATGAGAGTTAAATGGAGTGGTTCAGGGAGTTGTGATTTGGGGGACGATAAATGCCGAGCCCAACTTTGGTTTAGAAGGAGAAAGAAATAATGGCGTCATCATTTCACCATACGTTTAAATTTGATAACACCTCTTTAGGAGGAGGTTCCGATGATGATATTGGAAAATGTCCTACCATTGGAGCAGGTAAAAATTACAGTAAAACTTTTATAATGCCTTCGCAGGCAAGGGATTTTGCATTTTGCGCAATATGTTCAGTCTGTGCTTGTAAAATGACTATAGAAATGAGTCCTGATGGGGTAAATTGGTGCGATTGTGTAGATGCTGCTCAAGAAGCTTGTAAAGATATAACTTGTGCAGTAGAGCCTGCAGGTACATGTACATGTAAAGTAGTTTCAGCACCGATGATGCAATATGTAAGAGTAATTTTACATGATGGAACAACTTCAGGTGGATCTTGTAAAGTAACAGTACATTGGACAACTTTTTAAGGAGTAGTATATGGCAGTATTAAGTAATTATATAACTTTAACTAAAGACGGGTGGAGTGAACCACTTCCTCCCTACGCAGAAGGACTTTGTTTAGTAGCTAAAGCAAATGGAACTGATGGTTTTCAAATTGATGTTGTAATGGGACATGATCCTGATGTTGATTTTTCTACAATCACCCACACTCTAATGGGAAATATAAATAGTAGTAGTGGAAATGCTTTTCTATACTTCAAGTTATCTAACACTAATGATACACTTCCTTATTTAGGGTATCATTTAGACTCTGGGACTGACCCTGAATATGTTAGAATGTATTTTCGTGTAAGTAAGAGGTAAATTATGTCAGATGCAAAGAATACAAAAAAGTTTAAAGGAGGAATAAGAGTAGAATCTGTTTCTTCTCTCCCTACCCAAAATTTAGAAAAAGGTGTTATAGTTTTTGATGATAATGATAACGTACTAAAGACTTGGGATGGAAGTTCTTGGATAACCTCAGCACCTGGTCCTAGGGGACCCGCAGGACCTGATGGGGCTGATGGAGCTGCAGGACCTCCAGGAAATGATGGAGCCCAAGGTCCCGCAGGACCTCAAGGAGCTGCAGGACCCGAAGGACCCGATGGACCTCAAGGACCTCAAGGACCTTCCGGACCCCCAGGACAAGATGGGGCTAACGGTGCAGATGGTGCAGATGGTGCAGATGGTGCAGATGCGTTTGCTTCTCCTTTTCACGTTGATGGAATTGTAACTTATGCACACGATTTTTCGTCTACATCAAATTCTTGGTATGATTATACTGATGAACCTATTTATTGGACAATGGCATCCGGAAGTTATAGTGTAGGTAATACTTCTAATGCATGGGATACTTCAAATAATACGTTAACTGTAGGCAGTAATACTTATTATAGTCGAATTGTATTTCCTACCTATGCAATGTACTTAGTAACTGCTAGGGTTCAATTAGATGACGAAGATACAGGAGATTTGCATCCTCATAACGAGTTTAACATAGAGGCTCGGCTATATGATTCTTTAGATGTAGTACGGAATACAATAAGAGGAACTCCTTATCATCAACAACAGGCTACGGGATCTACTACTTCACTTACTGGAGGAGATGAGGTATATACTTATAATGATACTTCCCCAGCTTCTACACTTACTGCAATAGTGAAGGCAACCTCAACTCAGACTTTAGGGATAAATATTAAACATTACTTTTCAGAAGATCAAGAGTGTAGAACTGCTAATACTTACACAAATGTAAATGATAGTTTTTGCTATGTTAAAGTAGTAAAATTATACGATTTATAGGAGAAATAAAAAATGGCGAAAGAAACTATAGGAACAGGAGAGCAATTACAATTTCAACTCCCTAAAGAAGGAACTACGGATTGGGCTCCTATTTTAAGAGAAGCTTTTGAAAAAATTGCCACTCATGATCATTCAGCAACAACTACCAATCAAAATGGACAGGGTGTTGCAGTCCTTCCTGATTTAGCAGAAAGTTTAAGAGTATTTACTCAAACAATAGCAGCAACAAGTACTGCAGAAGCTTTTGAGGATGAGACTGGAGCTGCTTGGGTTTTTGACACTAATAAGGATGTTGCTGAAATAAAGTATAAAGTAAAAAGAGAAGATTCTAGCAACCCAGGAACTTTTTTATACCAATTTGGTACAATAGAATGTATTAAAGGCTCTTCAATTGTAGATAGTTATATAGGAACTAACCTTAATATTACTTTTACATGGAATTCTGGAAATACAGGACTAGAAGTTACAGGAACTGCAGGAGATATTTTCTCATATAATATAAAATTTAACCAATAATGGAGTAAAAATGTCAGAATATGGAGCATTACCAGGAGCAAGACCAGATGGAACAATAGGCGCCCAAGGTAGAGAGCCCACTGGTTTTGAAAAATGGGTAGGAGATGTACAGAAAGGATTTACTTCTACGGATTCTGGAACTATAGAGCAAATGTCTCATTCAACCATAGACTTAGCTTTTGGCTCTTCCGAACCTAAGGAAACAAGTACAGGATATATGAGTAAAGGAAATGTAGGTGCCTCTATGGCTAAAGGAGCTGTTTCGGGAGCAACCAAGTCTCCCGACCCAGTCACTGGAGCTGCTATGGCAGTAGTGGGAGCAACTATAGGAGGATTATCTACCTATCTTGGAAATAAGCAGGCTGAAGAATATAATGCAGCTTTAGCAAAAATGCGAGAAAAAAATATTGAAGCTGATACTAAATTAAATATAGCTTCTTCTGAACAACAATATGGACAAAAGAAAGCTTCCGCAATGCAAAATTTAGCTTACTCAATGAATAAAGCTATTTTAGGTTAGAGGTAATAATGAGATATGTAAAATATATAATAGACCAAGTTAGAAGAGAGACAGAAAACGAAGAGGTTAATGATTTTATTGGTATACAAGACTCTGAATTTCTTCAATACTTAAATGATGCTCAATCTAGGTTACAGTCAAAAATTGTAGCTCAACATCCTTCAGTATTTGTAGAAGAGGTTACAATAGATATAGTATCTGGTCAAGAATCTTATGCCTTACCTTCAAATGCATTTTTAGGAAATAAAGTAAACAATGTAGAATATTCTTTTACTGGAAATGAGGAAGATTTCTATACTTTAGAAGAAGCTTCCTTAAAAAGAAGATCTTCAGGCATTGAAGGATCTCCATCCAAGTATATAAGAAAGTCCGGAAAATTGCTTTTAGCTCCCGTACCTTCTCAAGGAAAAATTAGAATTAATTATATTAAACGAGTATTAGATTTAGATTTAAGAAGAGGATTAGTTAAAACCGCTGTATCAGACGTTTCTAGTGGAGCTACTTTAGAATTAGATAATGATAATTTTACTACATCTACAACTTCTCTTCAAGAACATCAACATATATGTATAGTGAACGCTTATGGGGAAAACAAAATGAAAAACATCCCTTTAACTTCAGTAAATAGTGCTACAAGTTTAATTTTAGGTGCGCATTTAGCAGAAGCTGGAGAATCTATATCCGTAGGAGACTATGTACTAGGAGGGAAAGACGCTACCTCTCATTCAGACTTGCCTCAAAATTTAGAAAGATATCTAATTGCTTACTGCTCTTGGAAGATATTAAAAAGAGATTCTTCTGTAGACTCTAAAGAAGCAGCTTTAGAGTTAATGCAAATGGAAAATGACATTTTGGATAGTTATTCAGTAATTAGTGATGATATTAGAAATATTCCGTTAATAAATGACGATGGTTGGAGTATATAATGGGTGTAATACATAAATTATTTAAAATATTTAGTAATTTTAGAGGAATGGATGAAAGAACTTCTAATATAGTAGAAGACCCTCGCTATGCTCAAATAGCAATAAATACTAAATTTAGAGAAGATGGAGGAATTGAAAAAAGAAAAGGACATCATGTTTTAGCTCAAGGAGTAGGTAAAAAGGGACTATCTTTTCATTATAGATCAGATATGGACACAGGAGAAATAACAGAAACCTTAGTAGCTGCAGATAAAAACTTACATTGTTTAAAAGAATATAATTTGGATTTTAAATATGTAACTTCTGTAGACACTAATGCAGCTTATTACACAATAAAAGCTAATCAAAACACCGACTCTAAAAAATATGAAATTATTTTTGAAATATCAGAAGAATTTAAAGACGCTGATTCTGTAATATATACTTTCTCTTTAGGAGAAGGATTTGAATTTGATTGGACAGAAGACGTATATACAAGAGAAGTTAAAGGACCTACTTTTATCACTTTAAAAAATTTAAGTGACTGGATTCAAGGAACAGGTGATGGAGCCCCGCCCTCAGGAAAATTTACATTAGGTACTCTTCCTTCAGACCACGAAGATATTCCTGCAGCCTTTTTAAATAAAATAGTTAGAGAAAAAATTACTAGGGATGTTACACCCGAAGCTGGCTACACTTTTTCAGAGTCTGGAGCAGTTCCTTCTAAGTTATATTACAACAAGTGGCAAAAAATACGTAATGGAGGAAACAATAGAGTTTCTCATACTTTTAAAGAAACTGGTTTAAAACAGGATTATGAAGTATCTGAAGTATATGATTTCCATAATTTAAATAATAATTTATATATTGCTTCTGGACATTCTCCTTTAAAAAAATATGACGGAAATAGAGTGTATAATGCAGGTATGAAAAAAGCTCCGGACACCTCTTTAGCAGGTGGAGATGTAGACGGACTTTTATTTAAAACTTTTACAGTAACTATGGGAGTACAGCCCAAAGATTCAAGTTATTGGACACATGAACAGCCTACTGATATGTCTGGATTAGATGATGATAGAGTTCATCATTTTAATCACGAACCTTATTCTTTTTCAGCAAGTGCTACTAGACAAACTGGTAGCAGAACTGTTACAGAATGGTGGACTGAAAGAAACCCTTTTTGGCACTAAGGAAAATTTATGCAAAACTCATTATATGCTAAATATATATTAGAAAGAGAAAATAAGCATTATTTTGAAAATAAATATGGGTTTGTAACCTACACTATAGGGTCAGATAATATATATTTACAAGATATGTATGTGTTACAAGAGTGTAGAGGAAAAGGGCACGCTAGAAATTTTTTAAACTATATAGAAAAAATAGCTTTAGAATTAAATAAATCTTGTATAGTTACATCTATTTCTATTAATGCTCAAAATCCTGAAATTAGTATAATACCTATAATATGTGGAGACTTTAAAATTAAAAAATTAGACGAGAAAAATTCTATGATATACTTTATTAAGAGGTTAGATTAATGGGAGCTATAGTACAAGCTGTTATAGATCTAGTTAATCCTAAAGAATCTAGATCTAGACAAGTTCAAAAACCTATTCATACTAGTTATTCAGAATATTTTGAAAAAGCTCCTCACTGGTACAGAGATAGGGCTTGGATACATATAACCGAAAATGGACCTAACAATTATGACGTTCAAGTTAAAATAAGAAGACGCAGGGATAAATTAAAATTTGTTGATAATGATTCCGTTTTACTTCCTACTCTAACCAATAAAACAGGTACTAGTGTTGCAGAAAGAGACGATTGGTACGATAAGTATTCTTATAGAGGATTTTGGTTTGAACACGTTCTAAAACACGGGGTAGAAGATGGTTTTGATTGGGGAACTATAGATCAATCGAATGATACGGTAGCTGTTAGTCAGAAATTTAATGTAACTAAAGGAACTACTACTTTAGAAGAATTAAAAACGTTTTTAGAAAATGCTCCTTGGTTAAGCAATAGTTTAGGTAAAACAGGAACTCATACAGAACAAACTAGTTACCCAGGACTTACAGGCGGTTACTACAACCCTTCTAGCCCGGACCCCGCTGGAAAAATTCCTTGGACTCCTTATGATGGACATGCCAACACATGTGTCCACCAAAGATTTAACAATTTTCCAAATGGTGCTAAAGATCATTATAATAATCCTTACGGACTTCAACTTCCTTCAGGGTCTGCTTTGAATAGGGAAGTAGCTACTAATAAAGGGTGGTTACCTAGATTAGATGCCTCAAAATCTAAAATGAATACATTAGAATTAAAAGATGTTATACAAGTTAATTTTCCTACGGATATTGACCTTTCTACACTAGTTATTCAAAAAATGCCTACAGACCTCTGGTATGTTGGGGAAACAGATTATTGGTCAGAAAATTTTCTTAATTTGGATATAGAGGTTAGTCAACAAATTCCAGTTTCTTTAACTAATACAGGACCTTTTTACCCTCAAGATGACGTAGGTTTTTGCTCTATAAGAAAAGATAATGGAGAATTATACCTTTCTTCTACTGATTGTGTTGCTGCAGGAGGATTGTGGACAGACCATTTAACAGGTCAATGTATATATACTCATCCAGGTACTGGAATAGAATATGAAAGTGGAAACAATAGTAGTGGATACGGAAATAGTGTTCCTGGAGGAGTTTGTACAAATTCCTCTGGTACGACTACATCCCATACAACAGAATATGCCTGTACAAATGCTGGAAACACTTGGACTCCAAATGCTGCTTCTAGTAGTGATTGGGCAACTTGTGAAAATCAAGGGTCTGATTATAAATGGAATCCTGCTCAAGATGCTTATAATGAATGGCGTTGGAAAATGACCTACATGATGAAAGATAGAAATGGAAATATAGTTACAGGAGCGGATAGTAAAGAATTAAAATTAACTATGTCAAGAGCAGATACTAAAAGATATGATACAGAATGGACTGTTTCTGTTGATAAAGCAAGCGTGCCTTCTACTTCTTCAGAAATATCGGCTACTAGAGTACCTATAAAAGGCTTTGGAGAAATTAGATTCAATATGCCCAATATTACAGATGAAGAAGGTTTCCATACAGCTTGCGGAATAGTTTCTGCTGATCAAAATTTCGATGATTCAAAAGTAGGTAAAGAAGTTGGAGGAAGTTTTGTATATGATAATATAGATTTTGAAGGTTCTAGTATTGCTCCTAGTGACAATATACAAGAAGATGTAAATGATAGAAGAACCGCTACTATAAATTTACACGCTACTTTAAAACATACCTTCCAAGCAGGGGATTTTTTATTATTTAAAGATCATTACCATACTTATAAAGAAGGATCTGATGTATTTAGATTTTTTGAAATTCTTTCTGTAACAGATACTACAGTAGTTGTTCACGTTACTGCTAAAAGAGATACTGGAGCAGATTTTACTGGAGATGATAAATATTGGTTTTCTTTAAAACAAAATGATTCCGTCTCGGCTGGACTACGTCTTCAGATATGGCGAACAAGAAATTTAGGTTATTTGTTCCAAGGTGAGCCAAATTATTATTTAGTGGAAGAAGTTCCGGCACAAAATTTAGATCCTCAAAGATATTATTCAGATAAAAAATATGACTCTCAAATAAGTCTACTTTATGAAGATTTAGTAGAATTACCTTACGCTCATAAACAATACCCTCTACCTAAAAGTAGGTATTTAACCAGTATATCAAATACTTTAATATCTTCAGGAAATCCTGAAAGTGTTGGAACTGTTTACAAGATGGAAGCTGGATACCCTGAAGTATATACAGGTCTAGGTTCTTTTTTCACTGTATCCTCGGATAGTGGAGGTAAAATAACTGGTTTAGGGGTATTAAATAAAATGCTATATGTTTTCCAAGAAAAGGCTATAAGTATCATGGGAGGAAATGTTGCTACAGGACAAGTAAGAATTAACGTTATCTCTTCACCTAGCATGGGAATAGGTTGCGCAGCTAACGCTACTATAAAAGAAGTAAATGGAGAATTATGGTTTTTAAGTGATAAAGGAATTTATAAAGTAGCTCCAGGAGCCCCTCCTATTGCTATAGGGTCCCTAATAGAACCTTTAATTGAAATGAAAACATTCGATCTTAATAGAGCTTTAGCCATAAACTGGAATTCTGAAGATCTATATATTATATCTATACCTCCTTATATACAATTTAAAGAAAAAGAAAATTTAGATTTAGTTTACGATACAGTTAGAGAGTCTTGGAGTTTATGGACTAATGTAGAATGTAGTAGAGGAGTTGCTTTTCAAAATTCTACAGGTAGAATGTTCTTTTTAAATGAAAGTGATAGTTTGCTTTGTGTAAATCAAGATTTAAATATAACTGAGGATTATTCAGACCATTCCGTTCCTATTCCATTTGTATACACGTCAAACTGGGTGAATTTAGGAGATAGTACCCAATTAAAGAGGTTTTTAAGATTAAAAGTATTTTCTACCGACTCAGATAAAACTTTTGAAACAACTGGATATAAATTTGATGTAACTACTAGTTTAAACTATAATAGTGTTATTGTAGGTCGGACGGAATTAGATTTTTCAAAATGGTATGCAGGTTGGAATGCTTTAGATTACGGTAAAAAAGAATATGGTAATCCCACTGAAAGAAATAAATTTTTAAAGACTAAATTATCTGGTAGAAAAGCTACTTCTATTCAGATTGGTTTTAAAAATGAGGAACTTAATAAAAATGTATTATTAAGTGGATATGAATTTGAGGTAGCTTCTCCATATAGACCGGAGATTAAACATTGAAGTTTTCTTTTGAAAATTTAACAACTGTAGAAGAATTGAAAACAGAATTAACTCCTGGATTAGAGAAGTTAACTTTTGTTGAAAATGTAGAAGGGTTTATAGTAACTTTAAACTTCAATAAGAGAGAAAAAAGGAATATACCTAATGAGGTAGACTTTATACCTTCCGGATTTATAATATTAGATATGGTAGGAGCAGGAAATATTAGTAGAGATTATTATGCTGTAAGACAGCAACAAAAAGATGAATTTTATCCTACTGCAGTGGAATGGACCACAAATACATTATATTTAGTAAATACAGGCGAAGCTTGTGTAACAAAAATATTTTTTATGAGGTAAATATGAGTGAAAAAACAACTAGTAATTATTTAGACGAAACCGAAAAAGATGTAACTAAGGCAAAAAGAAAAATGGAGGACCTAACCAAAGGGTTTTCTAGTTTTAAACCTAGGACTACTGCAGAAAAAGAAATGTCAGATTCTGCACTAGTTAAAAGAATAGCTAGTGGTAAATTTGGAGCCCAAAGAAGAATGTCTACCATGGGAGGAGCTAATCAAGCTGCTGCAATGTATAATATAGACAGAGACTACAGCCAAATGTTAACTAGTGAAAGACAAAAAGCTGAATTAGAAGAGAGAAGAGATGAGAAAGAAGATATGAAAAGAAGAGAAGCTACTATTATGGCAGGAACTAGTAGTTTATTAAGTCAAACATATTTAAGAGAATCTCAAGATAAGCAATTAAAACATTTAAAAGAATCCGAACAATTAAAGAAAGATGCGGAAATTGAAAAAGCTAGAATGGCGGACGCAGAGGGTGGTAAAGTAATATGTACTCAAACTATGCGTCAAGGATTACTATGTCCTGCAATACTTAGAGCAGATGAGGCATATGGTCGCACTCTACCTAGAGAGGTTATGCGAGGATATCATAGCTGGGGCATCCCAGTGGCTAGAACAATGAAACAATTTCCTTTATTAACTTATTTTTTAGCGCCATTTGCGTGGGCTTGGGCAAACGAAGCAGCTTTTAGACATAATGGTTCTGGGGAATCAAATCTATTAGGTAGGCTCTTACTTAAAATAGGTATACCTTTATGTAAGTTCCTAGGTAGGAGGATGTAATGGTACGCAAGACAATTGGTACTGGAGAAGAACTTCCAACAAAAATAGAAACAAATACAACACCTTCTAAAGAAGTTGTTCCTCAAGTAGTTAAAAAGAAGATGCCGAAAATGATGAAGAAAAAGAAAAAGAAAGAAGCTATTAAAAGTCATGAAGACGAGTTTTCTAAAAAAGAAATAGCAGAATTTGAAGAAAAAGAACCTTTACCTCTACCTAAAGAAGGAAAGAAGAAAAAGAAAGGTTTTTGGGAAGGTATAGGAGACTCTTTTTCAGGAGAAAACTTAGGGAAAGCTTTAGCTTATTTTACTCCAGATATAATAGGAGGAATGTTGGGATATGCTTTAGGAGGAGAAAGAGGAGCTTTAGAAGGGTTGCGACATGCCAATAAAGTTAGAATAGGAGTAGACGAACAAAAACGAAAAGATGCAGAATTTAATTTAAAAAGGGCTCAAATATTAGGATTAACAGATAAGACAAAACTGCAACAAACAGAAGGAAAATATTTTATTGATGAAAGAGGAGAAAAACATTATGTCTATTTTAACCCAGGGTCTGGACATGTATTTAGAACCAGAGACGGGCAGTTAGCTTCCGTTCCTGGGCATGTTAAAGTAGTAGATCCGAGGGATGTTAGACAAGAAGGAAGACATGGATTTTATAAAAAACAAGATGAAGCTAAATATGCTAGAACAATGGATAAGGTTCGTAAAAAAGAAACAGCTTCTTATTTAGAATTAGAAAGCGAAACCTCTAATCTTATTTCTCATTTTGAGGCAAATCCTGAAGCATCTTCTAATCTACTAGGTCCTTTAGCTGGCAGAACTATACAAGCAATTGCCGCAACTACAGGCATACCAGGTAGAACAGAAAAAGATCAGAAATTTGCTTATGAACTTATAAGTAGATCTAGACAATTATTAAAGAACTATGTTAGGGCTTTATCGGGAACAGCCTATAGTGATCAAGAACTAAAAATGTCAGAAAGAATTATACCTAGCCCTAACGATCCTCCTGCAACATTTATATGGAAAGCTAAAACATTGGCAAAAGTTTATAGAGAAAAAATAAACGTTTTAAATAAACATTATGGAGATACAGATAAAATAGAAGAAGAACTTAAAAAGATATATACAAAAGCTGAAAAAACTGCCCCTAAAGGATGGAAAGCTACTAAAGATGTAAAATTAAAACAAAGAATAGCTAATTGGGAAGAATTACAAGAACTCAAAGCAAAAAAATTTAGTAAAAAAAATAAAGAGTAAATAAGGCGGGAATAATGGCATTAACACCTAAAGAAGAAAAAAGATACCAAGAGCTGTTAAAACAGTTTGGAGAAGAGGAAGAACAAGAAGAAATTTTTGCGGAAGAATCTGCTCAAGAACTTGAAGGAGAACCTGAAGACATTCTTGTAGAAGAATCTCCTGTACAGCCTTCTTCGGATTCTCTTACAAAAGGGTTGGTCCAGGGCGTAACTGCTGGAGCTAGTGATGAATTACAGGCAGGAGTTCAAACAGCTTATGACATGGCTGTACAAATAGCTGCTCAAAGAGTATCTGGAAAACCTTTAACTTTGAGTGGAATGTCTACTGTTTACGATAAAAATTTACAAGATGAAAGAAGATCTTTAGAAAAAGCTAGAAAAGATAACCCTTGGTGGTATATGGCAGGAGATGTTGTAGGAACTATAGGATCTTTTGCTTATGGTGCAGGCGAACTAAATTTAGCTAAATCGGTAGCTATGGGAATGGCGAGTGGATATCTTAGATCAGAAAGAAAAACTTTAGAAGAAGCTGCAGAAGATGCTGTAATAGGAGGAGGTTTATCAGTATTTGGAGAAGGGGTAGGTAGAGGTATAACTAAGGCAGGAAAATATGTTAGAGAAACTGCTAAAGAATTTTCATCTGGATCTTTACTAAACGCTTTAGGCATAACTGGAAAATTGGCTAGAAGAGATTTTAGAAATCATTTAGTTAAAAATGGAAATAGAACTACACAAGAATTTGCAGACGATTTATTTAATATGAAAGTGGATGGAGAACCTCTTTTTAAAGGCGGTCAAAATTTTGTAGAGACTTTAGATAAAGTAGTTAGAAAAAAAGAACAATTAGATTTTAACTTAAATACTGTATTATCCCAGGTAGATGACCGAATAGGAGCTAAATTTAGACCTAAAGATATATATAGAGAATTAAAAAGAGATTTTGTAGATCCTCTTACTATGGAGGGAGGTTTGCAAGAACCTACTCATAGACAAGTAGGAAATAATTTAAAAAAATATTTAGACGATCTTTTTATAGAAGTAGTTCCTGAAGAAACTGTAGAACATATACCTAGACAAGTAGCTACAGGAGTTTTAGATGATGCGGGTCAGCCCGTTATGAGAACTGTGACAGATACTAAAACAACTACTAAGAATGTTGCAAAATTTAGAGATAATGTAAGTCTAAAAGAATTAAATATCTTAAAAAATAAAATATATAAACATACAAAAAACTCTTCTGGAACAACTCCTAGTGGACAACAGATTGTATCAGATGATAATTTATTATTAATTGCAGAAAAAGAAAAATTAGGAGGTAGGTTAAAAAATATAATCCAAGACGCGGTTGAAACAGAATTAGATGATGAAGTTCTTTACGCTTCTTATAAGGGAATGAAAAGACAGGACGCAGATTTATTTTTAGCAGAAAGGTTTATTACCCAAAAAATTGACACTTTGGACGGAGGGCTCATAGGTAAATTAAAAGATAGTGTTAGAGGGAGCGGTTATTTAGTTAGAGGAGGAGCTAGGACTGCAGGAGTAAATGAAGCAGCTTCTTTAGGATTATTAGCTTCTTTTAATCAATTTATAAACTCTGGATCTGCTCCAGCTAATTTAGCAGTAGGATTAAAAAATATAGCTAATTTTATAGGTAGAAAGCCTGAAATAGGAGGTAGAATTGCTTCAAATATATTAGCAGCTTCTGCCCACTCTGTAAGAGCTTTTTCTAGAGCTATTGCAACAGCGGAAAGTGAAATACTGTTGTCAGAAAACCCTATTTCTAGAAATACTCAAGCTGTATATGAACAAGCTCATCACATTTTACCTCTAATAAAAAATAAATTCCCAGATATGGCAAAAAAATTACAAGCAGCTTTAGATGATAATAATACAGGTGCTATAGGAACTTTAATGGCAACTTTAGCAGAAGAGCCTCAGGGTAGGGTTTTTGTACAACCAGGTCTAGGGTGGGATGGTAAAGCTTTTACAGAAAAAGATATTACCCAGGTTAAAACTTGGATAGAATCTATCCCAAGTCTTAAGAAAAAAATGTACTTAAACAAAGATTTTGAAACAACGCGAAATATTCCTCAAGAAATGCTAGAAGGAAAAGATGGTAAAGAGCCAATGAGGCAAATTGTATATAGAAAAGCTCAAGACAAACTTAAAAAGGACTATTAAATGGATATTGAAGAAAGTATAAAAGTAATTCGAGAATCCCAGATAAGGATGGAAATTGACTTAAAGCATCATATCCGTAGAACCGACGCTTTAGAGGAAAGAATAGAACAACATGCAAAAGCTTTAAGACCTTTATATGTATGGGCTTGGTTTAAGGCAAATTATAAACATCTTTTATTTTTGGTAACCTTATTAGGAAGTATAATTTTTTTTATCATAAAGGAAAAAATGAAGTGAGTGAAACCTCTTTTGAAAATACATTAGAGCAAACAAATTCTGATATAGAAGAATTTAAAAACACTTATTTTGAAAGATCCAAAAAATATCCTGGGAAATATAAGTTTAAAAAAGGCACAGGACTTAAAAGAGCAGAGAAAAAAGAAAAATTAAAAGAATGGAAACAATTATTAAATACAAGAAAAGATTTAAGGAAAAAATCATTTTATTATAAAAGAGATATAGACTCTTTTTCTAGCTCCCATAGAACAAAAGAAGATCAAAGACAGATATATTATTGGCAAGTCTATAGTAATAAGCCCCAAGGTGTATCTAATTCTACTTGGGATTCTATTCGTAATTATAGAAATACTTATTTTGAAAGATCTAATACAGACGACGTTAATCCTAGATATAAAGTTAAGGATCAATATCAAGATCAAAAAGACAGTATATGGGAGGAGGTAGATAATCAACTCTTATCTATTAACCCGGGCATATACTCCACAAAACATATGCAAAATTTAGCTAGGGATATTTCTTCAGTAAAGGGCACTTCTTGGTCCACTCTTCCCAAAGAAGAAAAACTAGAAACTATAAAATATTATTTAAAAAAGGGATATAAGGTATTGGATGAAAAAAATCATCTCCATTTAGAATATAATCCCGAAGCTACTGGGTTAAGTAGATTTGGAGTTAAATTTAATCTTTTTGGAAAAGTGTATACAGGTAGTAATCCTGAAAAAGGCGAAGATATTTGGACCACCGATGACAATCTATACGAGTCTATTAAACCTTTTTTAAAAGAAAATTTTTCAAAAGAATTTCCCCAAGATCCTCAGAGTAATAATAGATTACTTAATAAATTAAATACAATTACAGCCGACACAGATATTTTTAGAGATGGGTTTAGCCCAGATAAAGTGGTATATAAAAAAGGAGAAAAAAATGCCAAAATTCAAAAATTCGATGACAAAAAAAATGTGGATAAAGAAGTTGAAGGAAAACAAGGAAAAGAAAGAAGTGGCGAACCAGTACAAAGATTTAGTTAAAAATGCCATTGTCAATGAAAGAATTGATAGTGAAGAACTGAGTAGAGAAGATGAAAAAGAAGAAGAATAAAAACAAGAAAAAAGAAATGGAAAAAAAGGTAGCTAAAAAAAGGTTGCTTAAAAAAATGATAAAAATAGCCAAAACAGGCTCTAGATATTAGGAGGTAATTATGCACGATCCTTGTAAAACCTGTCCTACTTGTAAAGGGTGTAAAGAGAAGAAAAAGGTAAAAGAAAAAGCAAAGAAAAAGTGGTGGAAAAGGGCAGTTAAACCTTTGCGGATTGGTAAGGTTAATGAATCTAGACCTGGGGATTAAATGTCCATATTTTCCTTTATAAGTAATTTATTCAAGCCCGCTGCAGACCTTGTAGACGAACTTCACGTTTCAGATGAGGAAAAAGGTAAATTACGAAACGAATTAGCCGGTATCCAAGCACAAGCGCAAAAACAGATGCTAGATTACGAAGCTAAGGTGGTTGAGGCTCGTTCTAAGCTCATGATTGCCGAAGCCCAGAGTCCTCATACTGTTACGGCTATTTGGCGCCCAGTCGCCGCTTTAAGCCTTATACTATTGGTTGTATTATCAGCTTACGGAATAGGTAATCCTGATAAAGAGGTATATGAATTAACTAAAATCCTTCTTGGCGCGTACTGTGGCGGGCGCACACTGGAAAAAGTAGTTAAAGTATCGAAATTTGGTAAATAATTAATGAAACAGTGACCACCCTGGGAACAAGTCAATCATAAGGGCTGTCTTCAGTATATAAATAAAAATAGTTGCAAAAATAAATATACACCCTATTTCAATTAAAACATATATGCATTTTAATATAAATCTAACAAAATCTCTATTTTTCATTTTCAAAACAATATAAAAACATTAAGTTAACCATAGCATGAGCCAGGTGAGATACTCCCGATTCTGGGTCGCATATTTCCCCTTTTCTGTAAGCTTCAAAATGACGCATTGAAGCTGCCACATATCTATACTCCTCTACGTTTTTCCAATTATACCTATCATACTTTTTAGCACCTAAAGTCAATACTTTTGCCATATCCTCTAAAGCATAAGGATCAATTAAATCATATTGTAGTTTATCAAAATCAAATTTTATACCTTTATTCACCTTTACCTCCAAAACTACACCAAGAATTATTACAAGGAACATCACAAAATCCGCATTTATTTCTTTTCATCTTATAATAGATCATTACACTAATAAATACAATATTACAAACATAATTTATTACCCTAGGCATAGCCATTGTAGGTATCTCATAAACCAAAAGCCCAATTTCTCCTCCTAACCACATTAGGAGCAATCCCCACCCAATGTCGCATCTTTTTCTAAAATAGCAATTAATGGCTTCCGGTAATCCGCATAAAGCAAGCATAATTCCGCTAACGTACCCTATAATCTCCACTATCTATTTCTCCTTATCTCCCAAGGTAAGAAGGGTCTTCTATCTACAAGAGGACGTACCTTGATAGGTTTTGTTTTTAAAGGCTTGACTATTGGTTTAGAACAATCCTGTCCTCCAATAATTGTTCCCATTATTACTCCAAATCCATAAAATATTAATAAATTAATCATACTCTTTATAATCCTTTAAAGCTAACGTATCTTCTAAAGACTCTAGTAAATTACCTAGTTCTATATAAGTTAATTTAGCCTCTCCCACATCTAATTGTTTTTTTTCATACACCAACTTTTGCAATTTATTATAAGCCCTTCCCTTTTCAAACATACGTTTAAAATATCTTTCTTCTCCATTATCGGCAAATTTCCATGTAATTTCCATCTGTCTACTCCTTAAAGTTTAAATGCATCTGTGAAGACTGTGGTTCACTACTAACCTCTGTATATTTCGCATCTTTCTTTTTATTATATGGAACTAATACTTCTCCACTTGTTTCATAGAAAAATAACTGTCCTATTTTCATACCTGCATAAACTATTACAGGTTGCGTAACAATTAACTCCAAAGTCCATCTGTTACAGAACCCTACGTCACCTCTTCCTGCAGTAGCATGGATAAAAATCCCCAATCTCCCAATTGAGGATTTTCCATCTAAAAAAGGTACGTGCTTGTGAGATTCTGTGTATTCCTTCGTAACACCTAAATAAATTCTACCTGGGACTAAAAGTAGACCTTGATCTGGGATAGTGAAATTTATAGTTTCATTATCTTTTTTCGAATCTAATTGAGATTTATTGTAACAAGTTAAAATTTTTCCTAAATGCACATCATAACTATTACTACCTAAACACTCTCTATTAAAAGGCGAAATTACGATTTCTTTCTTATCAATAGCTTTTAATATAGCAGAATCCGCTAAGATCATTCGCCCCTCCCCGGCATAATAATGCCCCATCTTTCAGCCTCTGATAAATTTAACAAATCATCTAGATATACAGCTCTTTTAGTATCTTTGAACCACGGATTTGCTGGCATTCTAATAAAATCCATTTCAAAAAGAGTTTCTACAGGATATACCCCATAAATATCTACATACATTTCTTTTTGATTTACTTGACAAGAAACCAAATAATCCAGCTCAGAACGATTTGTAAATAATTTATCCACATTCCCGTGACCATTTCCACCATACTGTAAAATATGACTAGGTCCATACTTTTTACGACTCTCTTCAGATTGCGATTTACAGTGGAATTTATATCCTTTTCCATCTACAAAATCCGCTGCCCAGCTCTTCTTTCTTTTTTCATAGACTTTAAAATCCGGGTGGTCTACATCTGTAAACTTGCTTAATAATTTGTAGGCTGCTAACTCCCCTAAAGCTCCCGTAACAATATCTCCCTTTATTCTATCTAGGCAACTTTGTCCTCTTTTAGAATACTGGTCATAAGATAAGTTAGCGCGATCTTCTGCGAATTGGGTTGCAATCTGCAAATCATCTTTAGTTAATTTAAATCTAATACTTAACACTTTTCCCCCTAGGTTAAATTATTACTCTAATAATTCATTTAATACTTCTCTATGTCTTTTACTTAACTCTCTATATGTTTTTTTTAAACTTCTTAATTGACTTTTTAATATAGAGTGTTCCCTCTCTAAATTTTTATATCTTTTATACAAAGCGTTTTTGTCCTCAATAAGACGATCAATTAATTTGTCTTTTTCTGTCTGTATATTCCTCACTTTGGTCATTAGAGCCTCCTTTGTATTTAGGACAATAAGGTAAATGATGCTCAATAGTTAAATACATCCCCCCACATTCACACACCACGTCATCATCTTTTATTAACTTGTAAGGAGCTATATCACCCTCTTCCAGGGTTAATAAGAGTGTATCTTTACCTCCACTTATAACTCCCCAATCTATAGTTTCAATAGTATATATAAACCAAGGTTTTCCCGCCATTGTCAGTTTTGCTGCAACATGTGTAACGTCTCTAACAATACCTACTTCTCTATTATGGACTCCGAGCTTCGTTATCAAAACCTCGTCTCCTATTTTGTATCTCCCTGTTTTCATTTACAATACCTCTCCGAAATTGTAGACTCTACTTTAATCACCACGTCTGGAACAACTACCTTCATTGAGTCTATCATAATCTTTTCTTGTTGTTTTGTCAAGTCTTTTATTCTATTTTTTGGCACTTCCGTAATTATTTCGTCATGAACAAAACCGACTATTTTAAACCCCGCTTCCATTAAATTATAAAGTGCTATCTTAGCGCCATCCGCTGCAAGTCCTTGAAAAGGCGTATTCTTCTCTGCGCAGAAGGTAGTATTTGCCCTAACTCTACCTGTCCTAGTTATAACATATCCTTTCTCCCCTTTTAGGTACTCTTTCATTTCAGGAAAAGCATTAAACCAAGCATCTCGCATGTTCCTAGCCTCCGACTCTGTAATATCTATTCCATATCCTTTAGCAAATTTAGTAAAGGTTTCTGTACCTAATCCTCCAGGAAATCCGAAATTAGCTGCCTTTGCAGCCTGTCTTTGCCATTTCTCTACCTTATGCTCTTCTACACCAAAAAGGACAGATGCATAATATCTATGTAAATCGGCTCCCTCATTTATTTTATCCCTCATTACTGAATGTCTAAATTCGTCATAAAGTACCTGTGCCAATGTAGATAATTCTATAGCTGAATAATCCGTAATTATAAAAGTACTTCCTTCTGCTGCTTTAAACATACTCCTAATATCTCCATCCCTAGGTAACTGCTGGAAATTAGGTGAAGAGCAGCTTGTTCTACCTGTGTTTTTCAATAAATCATACCTTGGATGAACTTTATCAGAGTCTAAATTCTTTAAAAAATGTGTGGTCTTTTCTAGAGACTTATATTTTAAATACATGTCAATAAAGGGGATATTTCGATGAGCTACTAAATCGTCCTCTTTCATACTATATCCCCCAGTTGCTGTTTTAGGTAATTTTTCATCTAGACCAAGATATTCTATTATCTCATTATAGAATTTTTGATTACCTTTCTCCCCTCGTACCCAACCATAAGTTGATAGTTTAATTCCTAAAATCCTTAGTTCCCTCTCTATTTGAACCAATAACTCTTCAGCTTTTTTTCTATCTACTCCGATTCCATTTTTATAAATTCTATTCAATGCTAGATTCCCAGCTACTTGGATATTATGTGAAAGTAGAGTAGTGGATTTAGTGCAATTAATCCTATTAAGAAGTTGATAGAATACGTCATGAGTGGCTATTACGTCACTAGCTCCATATTCTAAAAACTCCCTAGGTATATCTTTTATCTTTTTTTCTTTAAACCTCCCGAAATTATTTCGAATTTCTTCCTCTTTTGAAAGGCTAACTTGTAAGAATTCCTCCGAAATCTTAGCAAGGCTAAACCGCCTAGGCACAACGCCCCTAACAGCCAAAATATATAAACGATACATAACCAAAACATCATATATTTTTCCTTGTTCAATTTGTTTATTACATTTCCAATTAGTAGCTTTTTCTAAAACATCTATATCAAAAGGTGCGTTAGCAAATATGAAATTTTTTTCTGAATGCATTTGTAAAAATTTATCTAAGTCGCATCTTTCAATATAAAAAAGAGACTCCCCATCAAATACTTGACAAGTAATTAAATCAGG